AAGATATCTTCTATTTGATCTCCCTTAATCTTTTTCTTTTTTTGTGGTACAGTTTTTATATCGTAGTTATGATAATTTGCACCAACGCCAGGTGATGCATTACACTCCAAGACATAAATTTCTTTATCAACTAAACAATGGTCAACACCTACCAGAGATGCACCAGAAATTCTTGCAGTAGCCTTAACGATTTCTTCCTCTTCCTCTGATAAAATATAAGGCTCAGTCTTTGCTCCGAGATGTGCGTTAGAACGAAAATCATCTGGAACTTTATTTCGTCTTGTACAAGCAATAATCCGTCCGCCTAGTACAAGTGTCCTGACATCGTATTCTAGTTTTATAAATTCTTGAATTAATAAATCGGCTTTATATTTTCTTAATGATTGAACAACTGAAACTAATGATTGCATACTCTCTACAATAGAAACACCAATGCCCTGAGTACCCGATAATGTTTTTACAACTACTGGAAATTTTCCCCCAATTCTTTCGTGTGCATTTTCGATTGCTTTCTCTGTAGGAATCAAAGCAGTCTTTGGAATCGGGATACTGTTTCTTGAGAATTTTATATAAGACAGAAATTTGTTATCACAGAGAATTGAGGATTGTAAATCATTCAACATAAAACAACCAGACGATTGAAATGCTTGTAACATAGCCTTTCCTATTTCACTATTCTCTCCCATGAAGGCTGCAGCACGAGCAATGACGATTGTATTCTCTGTATTGATCTTTAAAGTTTTTCCTTTGTCGTCATGGTTCATTATAACCATCGTATTTGATTCAAGGTCAAACTCCGCAATCCAGGCTGTACCTACTACCACACGATGAGATTCTTGACCCATCTTTTTTGCAGTATCCATAAAACGATTAACTACACTTTCATCGTCATCAGATTTTGAACCTGTTAAAATAATTATATGGATATCATCTTGTTCTTCATTCTTTAAACAATATCCATCATTATTTGTTAAGTTCTTATCTACTACTTTCTCTGTAATGAAATCTTTAAAGTCTTCCAATTTATTTTCCCAGTATAATATCTCTAAGTTCTTTTGCAGTTCGTCTTGGATCACTATGATGAATTGCTCGTCCGCCAGCTGCTTTCCATTCATTTACATTTTTAATGTAGTCATCTATGAGAATATGATTCTCTCCAACGAAACGTATTTTACCTCTCCTAGTTGTAACATTGACACCAGTAGAAATTTTAAGATTCTTCTTACACCATTTCTTTTTTCCTTTTATCACATTGGGTTGCATTTTACATTGACTAGGACAAGCAGTTAAAATTTCTGTATTAAGCTGACTGAGTAGACCCCAAAGTTTTTTACCCCCAACTTGCCAATCAAGGTTAGCCCACCAATCTACGCTACTACCTTCTAGTGTTGAAAGGAATTGTTCAATTTCATCCTGATTCGGTTCTTTTGATTTATTTAGAGTTTTCATTATGCCACCCATAAAATCTACAAGTACACCATCCATATCACAATAGATTTTATAAGCAGGAGCTCCTGCTGCTTCTTTGAGAAATTGTTTAAATGATATCATTCTTTTATCCTTAATTTTTTCATTGCAGTTTCTAAAGTCTGCAAGATTGTTTCACCTTTGTAATATGTTGTTTTTCGATATGCATCATCAACCGAGAATTCATATCCAGAAGAATCTAATCTCCATTTCATATTAACATAATTGCTTACCAATAATCTAGAAATCAGATGTTCAATTCTTTTCTCGTCACCCGATTTCTTGAATACGTTATTCTTTCGCGCCTTGGGTAAATCCAGTACTACCATTTCTCCCATAAGCTCTTTATATGACTTCATTCCACACCCCTATATAAAAATGTTTTATTATATATTTATAATACTTGATATGTCTTATAAATAATAAAAAACCGAGGATTCCCATGCAATTGCAGAAAGCTGTAGATATCTGGAAACATTCAGAGGGTTACAAAGTACAATCTAGTATTCATTGGTTTGTATGGTTGCTGGAGAATCCAAAATCCCCTATAAGTCTGACAGGTGCTATTGATCTAGAAAACCATGACCTTATCCATATCCTTCTAGATAGAGGTATGGACATTATGGATGAGGCTATGGTTATTGGATTTACTATGGGAAATAGCACAGGAACGAGCAGTCTGGTCAAGTGGTTATTTGAATTTTGTGCAAGATATCTATATCCAGAGGGCTACAAATTCAACGATGCTGATATTGTAGAGTTCAATCGGGGATATGCTTACGGATATACCCGCCCAAGAAGGAATATACACCTAGAACAATTTGATGTCACTCAAAATATTTCAGATATTCGGGAAAAATGGGGAATAAATCTTATAAATATATAAAGGAGTAAATTATGGCTAAAGTAAAAGGATTGAATCCAGTAAAGAAGGAACGTGTTAAGAAAGTTACATCTATTGGAGCTTCTAAACGAAGTACACCAAAGAACAAACATAAGAGAAGATGTTGGAAACGATATAGAGGTCAAGGTAAGAACTAGCTTTATCTGACCCAACCAACAAGAAAAGTATAACATAGAAAAAACACGAATACAAGGAAGAAGTTAAGAAAAATGCCAACTAAAATTTATAGAAAAGGTCTAAAGACTAATAGCCGAAGATGGTCTGATTTAGATTTGGATTTCATAGCTCATCCTGTTACCAAAGATATCATATCAAAGACAGACGTTGAAGCAGTTAAACGATCTGTAAGAAATTTGATTCTTACTAATCGGTATGAACGTCCATTCCAACCTGACTTAGATGGTGGAGTGACACGACATCTTTTTCAACTTTCTACACCACATACGAAGCATGATGTCAAGAGTGCAATCGAAACTTGTATTGCAAACTTTGAACCTAGAGCTTCCGTCATATCAGTTGTAGTTGGTGGAGACTTAGACAGGAATGGTTTTGATGTAACAATAAATTTTAGAGTTGTAAATACTCCAGACCCAGTAACAATAGAATTATTTCTAGAGAGGCTTAGATAATGCCAACATCCAATAAGTTAAAAATTACAGATTTAGAATTTGATACAATTAAAGGTAATCTGAAAACTTTCCTGAAAGCACAAACACAATTTCAGGATTATGATTTTGAAGGTAGTGGTATGTCGGTGTTGGTTGACCTTCTAGCTTACAATACTCATTACATGGGTTACTATGCTAATATGCTTGGTAACGAAATGTTTTTGGATTCATCTTCCTTGAGAGAGTCAGCTGTCTCCCATGCAAAACATCTTAACGTCATACCAACATCTAGACGAGCTGCTAAAGCATCTTTGAATTTTTCTTTCACACCATCTGGAACACCTACCTCATTGACAATTGCAAAGGATACTAAATTCACAACAAGCATTAGTGGTGTTAGTTATACTTTCACAACCAACAAAACAACTTCCGTTCCAAGAGTATTGGTAAATAATGTTGGAACGTATATTGCTACTAATGTAGAAGTCGTTGAAGGAAAAATTCTAAACAAATCTTATACGGTAAATGGTGCAGACTCTACACAGAGATTTATTATTCCCAATGCAAATGTAGATACTACAACCATCACAGTCAACGTCCAAAACTCATCAACCGATTCAGCTGTTACAACTTATAAAGATGGAAACTCCTATGATGTAACAACCATCAAGGGAACTGATAAAGTTTATTTCTTGCAAGAGGTTGAAGGACAGAAATATGAAATCACTTTTGGTGATGGTGCTGTTGGTAAACAATTGTCCGATGGTAATATTATTTTCATTGAGTATATTGTAACAACTGGAACGGATGCAAACTTAGCAAATAGTTTTAAGGCTGTTGGTAGTGTTGCTGGTTTGAATTCTGGTCAATACACCTTGACAACCAATGCAGCTGCAACTGGTGCTAGTGACATTCAAACGATTGAGTCACTTCAATATCAAGCACCAAAGTTATATGCTGCACAGGGAAGGGCTTGTACTAAAGAAGATTACAAAGCAATCGTACTTGATGGAAGACCAGACATTGAATCCATCACGGTAGTTCCTGGCGAGGATGCATCACCAGTTCAATATGGAAAAGTTTTTATTGCAGTTAAACCACAAGGTAATAATGTTTTTAGTACGGCCTCAAAGGAAGCAATCAAAACATCCATCCTAAAGAAAACAAATGTTGTTACAATTATTCCAGAAATTATTGATCCCGTTTTCTTTTATCTAAAATTTAGTGTTGATGTAAATTATGATCCTGTTACAAACTTGACAGACGAAGAGACATTGAAAACAAATATAAATACTTCCATTCAAAGTTATCTCCAAACAAACTTGGAGAAGTTTGACCAGAAGTTTAGGTATTCACAATTAGTTCAGTCAATTGATAATACTAATAATGCTATTAGGAATAATAGAACAACTGTAAAGTATGAGCAAAGGGTTTCACCAGAAACATTGAATACACCTTCAACCTATACTTTGAATTTCAATAATGCAATAGAAAAGAATACATTGACTTCAACATCTTTTACTGGTACAGATGGAGACACTTACATACTATGGGATGATTCCTCTGGAAATGTAAAAGCTATAAAAACTGTTAGTGGTGTTGTTGTTGAGCCAAAAGAATATCTGGTTCAGCCAGACGGTGGTACGGTACAAGGAACGATTGACAATGCAACTGGTACAGTTAAGTTAAATAGTTTTAGACCATTGGCAATCACGGATGGAACTACTGGCATATGTGTAACGGTTACACCTTCAGTAAATAATAGTGACATCACCCCATTGCGTGAACAGATTTTAACGTATGATGTCACAGACACATCTGCAATTTCTATTAACATGGTAGCGGAAACAGTAATCTAATATGGCACTAGTAACTCCAAACCAACCGATTCATCCTAGCTTTGATGAACGTATAAGTGTAAAGGTTGAAGGGCAACTCCCTCAATTTGTCAAAGAAGATCACCCTACATTTGTTGCGTTCCTTGAAGCATATTATGAATACATGGAACAACAGGGAAAGCCTTATGAAATAATAGGCAACCTTGACAACTATGTAAACCTTGATAAGACTACAGACGAATTTCTAGATTATTTCAAACAACAGTTTGGTAAAGATATTCCCGAAGCTGTTTTTGCAAATTCAAATAAACCATTTGTCTTAAAACACCTTAGAGATTTTTATCGTTCCAAAGGTAGTGAGAAAGCTTTCCAGTTTCTTTTCCGTTTACTTTACAAAGAAGAGATTTCTTTTTACTATCCAAGTACTGACTTGCTCAGAACTTCCGATGGTAAGTATAACAACAGTAAGGTTATAAGAACGGTTGATACCAGCGGTAAGGATATGATCTTTGGTATTACTGGTAAAAAGATTATTGGTGTTACATCTAAAGCAGAAGCAATTGTTGAAATTGTTTTGAATGAAAATATTGGTTCGTTTGTTGTATCAACTATTTTTCTTTCTGGTGTTGCTGGTGAATTTGAGAAAGGTGAAAGAGTATATGCAGAAGGTTCGGAATGGTTATTTACAGTCGGGGGAATGGTTACTGATTATACAATAACGAATCCCGGCAATGGATATTCTGTTGGTGATGTTATTCCTGTTGTTGGTGGTGGTAGTTCTGCTGCGGGTGCTCATATTAAAATTAAAAAATTAACAGCTGGTTCAATATCCTCAGCAACAATTGTTAATGGTGGAACTGGTTATACGATTGGTGATAAACTTACCTTCAATAACATGAACACAATGAACATTGATGCAAGGACTGCTAGTATTTTAGTTAGGACGGTTGACAACAATGGAACTATAACTGGTTTGGAAATAGAAAATCCCGGCCGAGGTTATTATGCTATTCCAACTATATCAGGTGGCGGAACTGGAACGGGTGCAAATATTACTTTGGGTGGATATGGCATTGGTGGTATTCAGACATTAACAATTCAAGAACAAGGTTTCGGTTATGTGTCTACACCAACATTTGATTTTACAACAAAGGGTGATGGTACAGCAACCGGCACAGTTATAACAAGTGGTTATGAACCATTCTATCAAGCTGGGTTTTTTAGTAATGATGGTTTTTTATCGTCTACTAAATATCTACAAGATAGTAATTACTACCAATTATTTTCTTATGTAATATCTTCTGGACATAATATCTCTCGCTGGAGAGATACAGTAAAACGTCTTGCACATCCAGCTGGACTAGCATTGTTTGGAAACATCCAACTTATTTCTATGTTGGATTTGTCCATGAAGATTACAGGAATACCACAGAGAAAATACTATACTATTATTTGGCATGATGGTGATATTGCTCCCCCTGTTGTTCTTGATCTCAAGGTTGATACTTGTGAAGGAAAGACAGCACCAACCATTTGTCAAACTTATGAAGTTGATTTAGGTATTCAGAAACTTCTGAATATCGGAGGAAAAACTGGGAACGATCAATCAGGACATGAAGACTACTTATCAATTTTGACAGCTGCTGATGCTTCACGTTCAGATGATTATGGTTTGATAACAGATGGAAACATTTCGGAGTATATTGATTTTGAAAGAAAACAAAGATCAGTTCGTTCAAGATTACCAGAGCCAAATGAAAACAGACCAGCTAACGAAAGTTTCACACATCCTTTCAATGACGGTCATCATGTAACACAATTAAGACTTGGGCCTATCCGAAGAAATGTTGATAGACACAAGTGGAGAAAATACGATGCTGATACAACTACTGAAGTTCCGTTTAGACCGCCTACAGGTTTAGGTGGTTCTACGCAGACTATTGGTTTGGTTCATGGATTGGGTCAGCCTGGTATGCCTATTAAGGAATTGAAGGATGAGCAGATTGTGGATTATGTTCTGTTTGGTGGATTGCAGACTAGGAAGGTCAAAGGAACAACCACTACAAGGTTTCAGTCTCCAGCAGGAGCTCATTTTGACCTGACACAACAGATATCACCACTACAGGATCAGTTTGTTAGATTTTTTCACGACAGAACAATCAATAATGCATAAAAATATTTAAAAAACGCAAAAAAGTATTATAAATATATCAATCAGTAGATAATTAAATCTAAAAGGACTAGTAATTATGAGTGCAATAATCAACAATAGTTTTAGAAAATATAACGCAGATAACTTTATTTCGTCTATATCAAGCAATAAAGTTTATTTGATGATCGGAAAGAATGATCCGTGGGCGAACGCTGATCTAGGACAATATGTTGAAACTAATCCTAGTGATATAGATGTACCCGTTCCAATTGATACAAGTGTATCTCAATATATTCATTACAATGATATGATTGCAGCTAAGTTGATTAGTGGAACAAGTGTATCTCATGTTTTGAAAAGAGTAGATTGGACATCTGGTACAGTTTATCCCGAATACAATCAATACACCGATGATATTATTGATACAGATTTCTTTGTATTCACCGAAGCATTTCGTGTTTATAAATGTATTAGTAATTATGGTGGAGTTCCTTCAACGATCCAACCAACAGGAACATCTACAGGTATTATTGAAACATCTGATAACTACCGATGGAAGTTTATGTTTGAAGTTCAACAGTCCGATGTCTTGAAGTTCGTAACGACAGATTGGATTCCAGTTAATTCCCCAGCAAATCCTACAGCACAACCAGAACAAAAGGCAGTTGAAGATGCAGCTGTTAATGGTGCATTGGAACATATTGCTGTAACAACTGGTGGAGCATTATATAAAGCTCATGCTGGTCAAGCACAAGCAGGTGCTAGTACAAATATTACACTTGCAGCTACTGGACAAAATATTGTAGACTACTACAATGGTATGACGGTTTATATTTCGGATGGTGTTGGTAGTGGACAACTTAGAACTATTACTGATTACGATAACGTAACAAAAATTGCAACTGTTAATTCTGCATGGACAACAAATCCAGATAACACAAGTGTCTATGAAGTTATGCCTGCTGTTACCTTGACACCACAAGCAGGTGATGCACCTCTTGGCACAGGTGCTGTTGCTAGAGTTTCTGGTGTTACTGCTGGAGCAATCACAAAAATTTCAATGGTAAGTGTAGGAACGAATTATAGGTTCTTGACAGCAGAGGTAACAAGTGGTCTTGCTACTGGTGGAACAGCTGCAACTCTTGCTGCACGAACAAGTCCTCCTGGCGGACATGGAAAAAATGCTGTATCAGAATTAGGTGGTGCATTTGTAATGTTGAATGTTAGGTTAATTGGAAATGAAGGTAATGACTTTCCGATTGATGATGACTTTAGAAAAGTTCATCTTGTTGCAAACCCAACTGCTGGTGGTTCTGCAGCTACAGGTTCAACATATAACAATTCTGAATTAGATCAAGATAGTGGAAGTATTATTTACACAGAGTTCAGAGGCCCGATTGTTCGTGCATCAGATTCCACAGAAGACATCAAACTTGTTTGTGAATTCTAATTTAAATTAGATATAAATAATTAAAAAATAAATCGAAGGTAATTATGTCAAATAACATTTCTATCAATACGAATCAAACACCTTACTTTGATGACTACGATGAGGATAAGTCCTTTCATCAAGTTCTCTATAAACCGTCATTGCCGGTTCAAGCTAGGGAACTTTCTACACAACAAAGTATTTTAAGAAACCAAATCAAAAGATTTGGGGATCATGTATTTAAAAATGGAAGTAAGGTAACGGGTGGTGAGCTTGTTTTAAATACTGATTATGAATATGTAAAATTAAAACCTCAATATAATAATGTTGACATAGATATAAATGCCTTCAAGGGAAAAACTCTAACGGGTACACAATCAGGAACGAAGGCGATGGTTCTTAATGTTTCTGCTGCTGATTCTATAACAGCTGATCCCGATACAGTTTATGTAAAATATATTACTGGTGGTTCTACAAGTAATTCAGTTCAAGGTATTAGTATGACTAATACTGGTTCTGGATATACAGACGTTCCAGTTGTCACTATTACTGGTGGCGGTGGAACTGGTGCAACAGCTGCAGCTGTTCTTAGTAGTGGTTCAATCATTGCTATCAACATTACTAATAAAGGTCTTGGATATACATCAGCTCCTACTGTTGCTATCTCTGGTGGTGGTGGAACGGGTTCTATTGCAGTAGCAACTATCATAACATCTCCAGCATTTCTAGGTGGTGAGAGGGTTGTCTCTACCGATCTAAGTGCTTCTGCAAATGTTGTAGATACTACTCCTACATATATTCAGAAAATTGAAATTACTTCTGGTGGTTCTGGATATACAACAGCACCAGATGTTACAATCGCTGCACCTACAAGTGGTGTTACTGCTCAAGCAATTGCTACAATTACTTCTGGTGTCGTTACATCAATATCGGTTACTGTTGGTGGCTCTGGTTATACTGCTGAACCAATCGTTACTATGTCGTTGCCTCCTGCTGGTGGTGTGGTTGCAACAGCAAGTTCATATCTTGCTACCCCAACTGGTAAAGGTAGTGCTGCTTCTATTTCAGAAGGTGTCTTTTATGTTAATGGTAATTTTATTAAGACAGCTGCACAAACAATTATTTTAGATAAGTATGCAAATATTCCAACATACCGAATCGGTTTATCAGCAGTTGAAACTATAGTTGACTCAGGTGGTGATACTACATTGCTTGATAATGCACAGGGTTCTTCAAACTTTGCAGCTCCTGGCGCAGACCGTTTGAAACTTGCATTGAACTTAAACAAACTAAGTCTTACATCCATAGACGATACAGATTTCTATGAAATACTTAGAGTAGAAAATGGAATCAAAACACAAGACATTAA